CTGATTGAAGGCGACTTCCGCAAGCGCGCCTTCTACAAAGTGGGCGGTTCGATTGAATCGCGTAACGTGAACTCAGTCGATAAGGTTTCCGGTAAGAAAATCGGCGCGGGCGAAGCGGTATCCGTGAAGGCGCCGTGGAAATATGGCCCGTATGAAACCACGGAAGAAGCCTTCAAACGCCGTGGCCGCACGGTTGATGAATTCTCGGAAGTGATCGGCGTCGATGTGGCTGATGCAACTCTCGAAGGATATGTGAAATACGGCCTGAAAGCGCTGGTGGCGGCCATTGGTGCCAATACGGATATGGTGGTTACCGCCGACATTGAAACCGACGGCAAGAAAACCCTCACGCGCGGCCTGCGCAAGTATGGTGACAAGTTCAACCGTGTGGTGCTGTTCGTCATGCACTCCGCCACCTACTTCGACATTGTGGACGAAGCGATCGCCAGCAAGATCTACGAAGAAGCTGGCGTGGTGGTGTACGGCGGCCAGCCGGGCACCCTGGGGAAACCGGTGCTAGTGACCGATACCATGGACGCGGCCGCTATTCTGGGGCTGGTGGCGGGTGCAGTGACCGTCACCGAATCACAGGCACCGGGTTTCCGCTCCTACGACATCAACGATCAGGAAAACCTTGCGATTGGCTATCGTGCCGAAGGTACGGTGAACGTTGAGCTGCTGGGTTACAGTTGGGACACAGCGAAAGGCGAAAACCCGGACCTGACCGCTATCGGCACAGGTGGCAACTGGAAGAAGCATTTCACCAGCAACAAGTCCACTGCGGGCGTGCTGATCAAGCTGGAATCCGCATCGGGGGAGTAAACCTGTCAGCGGACAAAACCTCCGCAACTGCTGACAGTACCGATGCGGTTACGTTTTCCCTGAAATACACCCGTAACGGCGCGGGCGTGTCCGGAGCAGCTGTCGCCTGGTCGTCTACTGGCGGCACGCTGAGCACTGAGGGATCGCAGACCGGCTCTGCCGGTGGCGCCACGGTGAAACTCACCTCCGATACCGCCGGAACGTTCACCGTGACGGGTACGGTTGATGGAGTGGCACAAACCAGTGAAGAAATCACTTTCACTGCCGCTGCCGGAGACTAACTGACGGGGCGCAAGCCCCGCTTCTTTGGGTGCAATGATGATCATTACCGATATCACTTCACCGGCCATGAACAGCTACGCAGGCGAGGGGGATTTGAGAGCCTTTGCGGATCTGCGCGACATCACGCTGCCGGAAAAGATCGCACCATTGCTCATCCGGGCGATGGATTACCTTGAGGGTCTGGACTGGGCCGGCTGGCGAAGCGAACCAAAGCAGCCGCTGGCGTGGCCGCGCGCGGGCATCGAACTGGACGGATACGAACTGCCCGCAGGTGAGGTGCCGCGTCAGATTGTTACTGCACAGTGCATGTTGGCGGT